TCACAGACCTCCGTTCGGGTTGTACATCATGAACGTGCGGAGCTCACCCTCTTGCCGGGAGATATCTTTGAACGTGCTGACATAGCTCTCGATCCACTGGTTAGCCTGGCGCGGCGTCCAGTCCCAGTTGAATGTCAGCAGCGTCTTAACGAAATTCTCCGTTGTAATCGTGCGTCGCCCGCTCGGTTCCATCACTATGGCCTGCCTGAATGCTGTCTCGATATCGTCTCTTCTTGGCATGATATGCACCTCCATAAACACTGTCTGTATGTACAGTAGTTTTCTTGAGGGAAGATATCAAGCTAAACCGAAGCGGACAATCAGCAACAAAACTAAATGTTATTGAAAAGCCATAAAATTTATTTTCATCCTCGCGCGGGACATACCCCGTTCTTCACCGGAGCCTATCTTTTCCCTGACTCCTTCTGCATAATCTATAAATAAGTTAAATCCAGGTGGTACACATTTATGGAAAAAGTACGAGATTCTATAATCGAATTATCAAAGAAAAACAAAGATGTGAAAAAGATGGTAAAAGATTTTCGCGACAACAAGATCACAGAAGAAGAGCTGATCTGTGCGGTGATTGAGCACCTTGGAAGTGAGGTTTTGAGGCTTGAAGAAGCCGAGAGAAACTTCTGGCAAATGGTGTATTAAAAGTAGCCCCATCCATGGGGCTTATTTTTAGACCAACCAAGTGTTATTTGCTGACATTATGGATGGTGATCTAATTTCAAGAGTGAAATACGCCGAAGCTGCAGAGTTAAAGTTGATATCGATGTATCCCTTCTCCCCCGGCTGTGGGTATGCAGCCGTCCCGCCCGAGTCGTCCTGAGCAGTTTTCCATAGAGTTACAGAAACAGGCTCGACGCAGGCAGCCGAAGTTTTCCGCTGTATCTCTGCCTTGATTGTCGTTGGCGTGTCACGATAAATGACGAACTCGGTTATCCCGTTCGCAAGCAGCCCTGAGTTTTCAGATCCGACAGTTTTTACAATCACCTGAATCATTCTGGTGTCGTAGAAAAAGTCATTTGAAGCATAACCCCTCATTGCTGGAGGAAGCGGGATTCGAACGGTTCCAAGTCCTGATGGGTCTGGCGCTGCCGATCCGGCCATTGCTCTGTTTGCATATGGCTTGTTGATTACGAGAACATCATCTGTAGCTTTATGCAGCGTTGCGCCGTTGTAGATCAGATCATCAGCTACCTGCTGAATAAGATTTTCAGTTGTCGGCTCAATGATCAGGTAGTTCAGGTATCCATCTGTTGCCCTTACCCCTGTCCCTTCTACTGAGATCGTCTTCCATCCACGGCCTACCAGAGAGCCAGCAAACGCCTTAGTTCCTCGCGCTGAGTTCCTTTCTGCTGTCTGATATGTTCCGGTCTCTGCCAGAGCTGCATTACTGTTGGCTTTAACCTGCCAGCGGTTATAGGCAGATCTGCCGTCAACAGTTGTTACGGGGGTGGAGATGTTCACCCTCATCCCGCCACCGATGTCGCCGACAAGATAGATATTGGCAAAATCGCAATCCAGGAAGAAGTGGAATGATGCAATGCCATTAGTTTTGTTAATCGCCGCGACAGAACCACTGAAGACGTATGAACCTCCCAGGTTAGTCTGAAGTGACGTGTTTTTACCGAAAAAGCCAATCCCCTCGGAAGCCCGGCCAGGCTGTTGCGATACATAACCGGAGATTCTCCGATAATGACCCACCCAGCCACCGGCGAGAATGAAGGCAGTTACAGCGTCCCCATACTTCGCATAACCCGCTTTATTGAAGTGAGTATCATCACTGTAAACTGACTGGAATTCGCAGTATTGCGGGACGCCTTCGCTTTCAAACATAGGGCAACCATAACGCTGAGAGAGGCTTTTCACATACTGGGTGAAATGCGACTGCAGAGGGTTAGAGTTGTTGTAATACGTCGGCGTGGTCGTGTGCAGAACAACCGCCGTACCCCAGTCGATGTAGCGCTTGATCAGCCGCTCCATGTAATCTGCGTACTCTTCGAAAGTGGATCCGTTCGCACCGATAGAGTCGTTGATACCCAGCATGAGGTGGCAGACATCAGCAGATGGATTTGTGGTCCAGCGCTCGTAAGATAATCGTGCGGTATCGCCAGAATATCCTCGGTTGATTGTGGTGCATGGCGTGCTTGTGTATTTTGCGAAATTAGTCTGAATACGGAGTGGGTACTGGATCGGGGCCACGGTTGCCGGATTACCGTTTGTCGCCGGAATCCTGTCAGAACTTACCGTGTCGTGACCGGCCGTGACGCTGTCGCCCTGGCAGACGATAACAAGACTCTGAGCGCGCTGCAGCTTCATGTACGCTTTGCCGAGAAGCACAGCGTTACGATAGGAATAATCAGCAGTGGAGAGGCGCCCAAGCCTTTCGGTCAGAGTTATATCACCTGAACCGATATGATCAGTGCCATTGCCACTTTCAAGCTCGCTTCGTAAAAGCGTATCGCCGACAGAAAGCCATTTGCCCGGGCCTACTCCGCCAGCACTTTCGGGTGTGGAATTCGCCGGGACAATTTTGGGGCCCGAGGCGAAAGAACCTGTCCATTTGTAATATGAGTCATCTGCTTCATTAAAAAGGACTTCATTCGGATTGGAAATCGTTGCGCCAGTGGTGAACGATACGTCAGTCAAAGTTACATAGCCGAAGGCATTCATAACCTGCTGGGCAAGATAATTGATACCCTCGATGGTGTAATGCTTTTTACCAAGCCGGTCTGTGTATGTCCACCCCATTGAGGTGACAAACTCATCGATCTTGCCTGCGTTAAACTTCAGGTCGCGCGGAGACTCACTCGGTACGGGCAAATTAGTCGGTGTGGTAGCCATATTTTTTCCATAAAAAACCCGGCGCGGTGGCCGGGTGTAAGTGATTTGGACAGGTTTTATGAGTAAATGGCGTCGCTGTATTCTGCGACCGAAAGAGAAACGGTGTTGTCAGCGTTAGGCTTTATAGTCCCAACCTTCCATAACTGGCTGTCCAGCTCTTCGACAGTTGCGATCAGATATCTCGATGGCAGCTGCACCGTGTCGCCATTCCAGATGTTGAGTTCAATATTTGGTATTGCAGAGGTGAACCCGTACTTCGTATCGCTGCGGGCTGCAGCCGGATAACGCTGTGTGGGGTTTCCCAGGCTGTCAGTAACCAGCACATACATAGATCCGGTAAAAGTGATTGGCTCGCTGGTATCAAAATTATTTCCGGCGCGACCGGTGATGTAACCCTGCTGCTGGTTGCTGTCGTAGATGTCCGGCATCTGAATGACGCTGCCAACCTGAATAATGCCGTCCTCGAACACCCGGGCATTCATGCGCACACGCGAGTAAATCAGACGCTTGGTCTCGCGTAGTGCGCGCTCTCTGGCCTGATATTCATTACGAAATCCGACTATTTCCATTTTGTTCGGATTCTCTGCTTCCTGCTCAACGATAGTGCCGTTTAACACGCGATAATTGATATAGGTTTTGGTGTTCGATGTCGGGTGAACATACGAAACCTGTACGCCGTCATATCCACCAGGAAGCGTGGCCTCGTACGTCATTTTGTACTCGTCCGTCTTCATGTTGGCCCGGTTGAATACTGCCGCCGGGTAATTCACTTTCTGGTCGCGGGTAAACGTCAGCACCCCATCATCCCAGTACGGGACAACCGACGCAGCATTACAGATGGCCTGTACGCGGTCGCCCAACGAATCATTCTCATCGTCGAACGTGTAGTCGAAGTAACCCAGGCGATCATCAGGCAGGCTTTCAGCAATAGAGTACAGACCGTACAGGTCAATGCTGTTAACCGGCTGCTCACCCATGATTAACCAGGTGTGCGCGACCGCATCAGCAAAGGAGCGAGACGGCCGTAGCGTATAATCGACACTCTGGCTGTCGAGGCTGTAGGTAATCGTCCGCCTGGTTACCAGTGCGTTATATTTCCTGTCCCGGCTGCCAAGCGCATTCTCTGTCGCCCTCACCCTGACTCTCACAAGCGTGTCTGTCGGGTGAACTACGTTCGACCTGATATTCACCGCATGGATTTCTTCCACCTTGAGGATCGAGGCATCGGCGCTGTTATTCGTGCGCTGGAACCTGATGGCGTACTTACCAAATCCCGCCAACGGCGTAAGTTTATCGGTGCGGTAAAATACCTCACTCGTCGATTTATGCGGTGTGCTTTGATGGTAAGTGAACGTCTCCTGAGTGCCGGGAATCTGGTTAAACTGGTCGTCAATTTTCCAGATAGTTACCTTCCACTCTGTATCATTCCGACCACCAAGTGAGGATTGCGTGTGCACCCACAACTGCGTTGATTCTACAGGCGAGAAGAAAGGCCCTACGATCAGCGCCTCGTTATCGCGCAGGATAAATTTTGTGGTGTTGATAGTCGCGCCCGCCGGCACATCTGACGGACCGACCAGATCGGTCATCGTGAATGTGTACCACCGCACCGGGTTCACTACAGCGCCGTCGTTTGTCTCTACGGCAGATATCAGTGTGCCAGAGAAATCCACGTCCTGAGTGACAGTGCCGGAGGTCGTGTTATAGGTAACGTTGATAGTGAAGGTGACCGAGTGCGGTAGCGTCAGTCCCATGAAATAATCAAACTCCGCCTGCTTCACGATTTTCATCGCGATCTGGCCGCCCGCGTATGAACCGCTTACTACGGTATTCGCAGTTGCCGTTTCTACCGGGAAACTGGAACTTTCGTTAGGGCCGGGGATTTCCTGACCGTCAACGTCATCAAAGCCATAACCTTCAACTATCTGCGGGATAATCTCGCCAGGCTGATAGAACTGGAATTCAGCGCCCGCAAGCGAGCCAAGGCTCGACTCGGAGTAGCGCACAGATTCATAGTCATAGCTGCCGATACCAACACACATCCACTCGGTCACATACTTCAGGCCGCCATCATTAACATTCTGGCGAACATACTCAAAAAGTGACTCCTGAATAAGGTCAGGGAATGAGCGTACTTGTCCGTAAATGTCAGGCTTGGCCTTATAGACGCGCGCGGTGTTTGTCTGGCCGGTAAGGCTGTTATTTGGCGAGTCGACGGAGTTTCCGCCGTTGTTCGCTATTGCTGGCTTTGGTGCCAGAAACGAAAAGACCTGAGTCACTACCTTGAAGATAGGGCTAAGGATGTCGCCCACAATGCCTTTTGGCTGGTCAAAAATCTGTATGACGTCGAGTTCGCCGAGCTCAAATGACAGCTCATCATCATCTTCCAGCCTAACACCATTGCGAACTATCAGCAGATCGTGATGAAACGTGCCGTCATTGGCCGCAAGCCAGTCATAAAAAAGGGTGCCGTTTGGCACCCTGCAACGCAGCTTAGGCGTTCCCGGAAAGTTCGATATTTCAACCAGCGCCATATTCGAAAAACTCCACTTTAGTGAATGCCCGCTGAATGACCAGTAGCGAGTCCAATCGCACGCTTCCATTTTCGCCGCGCGAGTGCAACGCCTGGCGGTTCAGCACCAGGCCAACGTGTGCCGGTTGCGCTCCGCGGTACCCGACGAATATTCCGCCCTCAACTGGCTTGTCGACCGGACGCCAGAAAACGACATCACCCTGATAGCAGGTAAAGAAGTCCTCACCGGCTTCGTAGTCCGGCGTCTGGTGCAGCTCAATGCCGATAACGTGGCGGTAATAGAGCACCACCAGTCCCCAGCAGTCGACTTTATCGAAGGAGCAGGCGCGGTTCGCCCAAGGAACGCCTATCATGCGCGATATGAAATCAGAGGTACTGAAGGCCGGTGTATTCTTTGGGGTCATAAAGGCGGCCTATGTTGTTGTTAAGCGGGTTGGTGATGGAAAGGGTTACAGATGCGGTATCTGGATCGATGTCTACTGTCTTCACAAAAAGCGTCCAGTTTTTCATGGGTGTAGAAACATCTCCGCTATCAAAAATTTGACGAGTTGCCGTAATTGGCGATATCCGTGAAACTCCCTTCCACTTCTTCATTAGCGCCTTGACGTCAGATGACAGCCTGCCGAGCTTGACGGTGGCATCTATCACCGGCGTACCGCTCTGCTGACTCTCTTCAACTTCGAATCTCGCTGGCGTGAAAGTCTGACCGCCGAGCGTCTTGGGATAGAACTGCTTATCTACTAGGCGCACATATCCGAATGACGGATGATAAAAGGTCAGCGTGTCGTACGACGCGCGCGTAGGCCTCTTTTGCTTGTAATCACGAAATGAAGGCATCAGGGCACCCTCGGTAAAGACTCAGGGTCGCGGTCATCTGGATAGCCTGTCACAACGATATCCAGCCAACTTGCCCACGGAGGAGGAAGTTCAACGATAATGTCGTCGTAGTCGTCATCAGGGTTGACCAGGTGATTGGCGATGACTGTCCCGGTCCATGTGACAATTCCACCCTGAATATTGGTCTGTACAGGCATCTGCGTGAAATGCAGCTCCTGAACCTGCAACCCGGGGCCGCCGATGTTTACCGGCATCCTGAACCAGTTCAGCCCACGATTCAGATAGTTTGGGCTGCGCAGCCACTGCTGGAAGGCGCGCTCCTGCGCCAGTGTGAAAATCCATGTCAGTGACCAGGTTACCTTCAGATCATCCGTCAAGTCCTGAAAAATAGCCGGGCCGACCGCTGGCTGATCGGTCTGGAACCCGGTATCAAGCGTCATATTTTTGCTGGCTTTCTGCGCCAGAGGCAGCCAGTCGGGATAGTCAATAATCGGCATCAGCCCTGCCCCCTTGGCGTGCGTTTGACGTTGAAGTTACTGGTTATGCCACTGCTGATCGGGCCGCCGTTGTTCAGGTCTGCGACGATGACATCAACGGTGAGTCCGCCATTGGCATCGGTGCCAGCCTGAGCATCAACAGACGAGGATGAGTAGTTTTGGATGTTGATCACCACCCCGCCGCCCGCGCCAGCATTCATCTGCTTGTTGCTGATCACCTTGCCGTTATCACCCGGTATCATGTACTGCTTACCGGTGCTGGCCTGGTAGATTTCAGGCATGCCGCCCTCGCCTACCTGATACAGTCCGCCAGCAGTTACTGGGCCGCCATTCTTCCTTTTACCGAGCAGGCTCATGCCAACGATGCCAGCAACTGCGCCGATACCAATAGCCGCAGCTGTACCCATAGAGGCAATAGAAGAAAGAATAGCCGCCGGAGTCCATGCAGCCGCCGTTGTGGCCGCAGCCGCGGTGCTAGTTGCGGTTTGAGTGGCGACAGCTGCAGTCTGCACCGCCGTAACGGTACCGATAGCCGCCGTCTGCGCAGCTTGCCCCATAATCGCCGACTTCACCCACTCAACGCCCATCTGAACGAAGCTGTTGATCAGTGAATTCAGCACGGTGTTGCCGATTGAGCGCATTGCCTCCTCGGCCGACATGCTGCCGGTGATAATTCCCGTGAGTGCGTTGGATGCGTTACCCGCCAGGGCGTCAAATGATGCCGCTAGCGCCTCATTGCCGGCACTCTGGTTACGCCAGATTTCCCACTGAGCAGCGACGCGGGCCTGCTCATACTCCTTGTCGGCAGACGCACGCAGAGCCAGCGCATTCTGGTGAGTGATGATTCCCTGCTGCTCATACTGCTGAATGAGCGCGAGTTTACGCGCATTCTCATTCGCCAGTTGCTGCACAGGGTCAACGCCGCCAGCAGCTTCTTGCTGAGGACTGACCACCTGATCGGAGCGTATTTTCGCGAGGTTGGCCTGATGCTGTTCCTCCAGACGCTCAATGGTCTGGTTGTACTGCTCCTGGCTAATTTTCTTCGCAGATAAAGCGGTATTCAGATCCTGAACGTCCTGCTTGAAGCTTGCATTCTCGCGCGCCTCTGGCAAAAGCTTCTCAGCTGCCGCCTGTGCCTTGATAGCGTTGGCAGCATCCCACTTGGCTGAAGCATATTTTCCAGCCAGAGCGATTTGCTCCTGAGTCGCGCCTTTGCCTAGAGACTGCTGGGCTGTAAGGATGGCCTGCTCGCGGCTTAATTCTCTGGTGGAGTCAGCAGCAAGCTCAGATTGTTGCTTAAGATTACTCAGCTTCTGAGCGATTGATTCCTGCTGGTTTTCAAGCTTCTTGGCTTCTGAAGCGGCGGCTTTATCTTCTTTCTTTTGGTCTTTTCTTGCCTGAGTCGCTCTCTCTGTTTCAGCATACACGTCCTGGAGTTGCTTAACTGCTAACGGGTCTTTAGTCCCTGCATCCTCAGCATCATAAGTCGCCTGCAGTCGCGCTCTTGCTTCACCTTCGACCTTTGATAATTCCAGTCGGCGTTTTGCCTGTTTTATTAACTTTTCACCCTCCTTGCCGCCCCAGTTTATTTTTAGTGACTCTGAATTAAAGGATTGCAAAGCCTGAGTTGAAGCGCCAAGCCTTTGAGCGAGAATTGCGTGCGCCCCACCGAGGAAGGTCGCGTTCTTTTCTGCCTCAGCGAGAGCAAGTGCGTTATCTCTGGCCGCCTTCATTTGATCGACGATACCCTGATTCACACGAATATTAATCAGATGCAATGCATCTTCGGTTTGCTTTAACTTAGCGTTTTGCCCATCAAGATCTCGTCGCGCCTTGGCGAGATTATTGGCGGCTTCACGGGCTTTTATAACGTAACCGTTATTTTCATCCTCACTCACGCCATACTGTCTTGCCAGCGTGGAATATTTATCATACTCAGACTCAAGGCCGGAAATGGTGTCCTTCAGGTCAGAAATTGAATCCTTCTGCGCCTTAATTGAATCGACTGTGTCAGCGCGCACGCCCTGCGATTGCGCGAGGTTCATGTCGTTGAGGCGCTTAATCACGTCAGGGATGGTATCAGCAAAAGCGATCGCCTCTTTGCGCGCTTCTGCCTGACGCTGCGCGTAGAGATACCATCCAGCAGCCACGATCGCTATAACACCGAGAGGACCACCGAGCGGGCCGGTTACGGTACTGATCACCTTCATAGTGTTAGCCATGGTGAAACCAGTAGCCGCGACTCGCGCCTGTGCGCCAGCCAGCGCATTCTCTGCAACGGCAGCTTCGGCAGCGGTCGCAATATATGCACCACGTAAGCGCACCACGTTTTCCATGGCGAAAGCTTCCGCGGCGGTATTTTTTGCCACCTGAAACTCAGCGAGCGCGAGGTTTAGCGCCGACATCGCTGCGCCTTTGTCTGCCTGCGTTTTTCTCACCGTTACTGCTGCAGCCTCTGCTTCCTGAATGGCTGCTTGTCGCGTCGCGGAGATCGCCGTCAGCGTGCCCTGTACCCGTTGAGCCTGAGCAACAGTTGCCATAGCAAGAGCGCCAGCAAAACGCCCACCCATGATTGCAGCCGCGCCAATCAATGCTGTGCCAAGGCTTTCCAGATTTTCACTTAGGCTGATTACAGAATCACGAAACCCGGCGGCAAAGGATTTTACGGTCGCATTTTCACCAAAGAACTTAGTGACATTGTTGCCCGCAACCTGCAAGCCTTTCGAAATAGAAACTGTTGTTTTGGCGAACTCGCTGCCAATGGCTTCGCCCTGCGAAAGCAGGCCTCTTACAACCACATCGGTGGTCAGTTTCCCTTCCGCAGCCATTGCGCGAAGTTGACCAATTGAGACTCCGAGCGAATCAGCCAGTGCGTTTGTCAGGCGGCTGCCCTGCTCTGCAACTGAGTTATATTCTTCGCCGCGCAGCGCGCCGGCGGCCAGACCCTGAGATAACTGGATGATGGCATTTTCTGCTTCCTGCGCAGTGGCGCCAGATACCGCGAAGCCCTGGTTGATGATTGTGGTCAGCCGGACAAGATCGGCGGCGCTGGTATTGTAGATGCGGGTGCCTCGCTCCAGGCGAGCATACAGAGTGGCGGTGCCGTTAAGGGATGATTGAGTAGCCTGAGAAATATCAAAGATGCGCTGCATCACTTCGGCCTGCGTCTCGCCGGTGCGAATGCTGTTAGATACCTTGTTGTTCAGATCTGTCCAGGCGTCAGCATAGTTGGCGACCTGCTGAATTGACAGGGCAGCAATTACACCTTTAGCAATGCTGCCAAGGCTCGACAGCGTACGCTCCATAGACGCGATTGAGCGCTCAGTGCGGTTTACGCTGGATTCAATCCTGCCAAGGTTGCCGCTAAGACCGGCCAGTGCGGCTTCAATTTCTCGCCTGCCTCGAAGGATGCCAGCCGTGTCCATGTCGACTTCATAAATTACCTTACCAGCGTTAAGAATTCCGGCCATTTAAGCATCCTCAGGGCAATAAAAAACCCGCCGGAGCGGGTTTATTTTTGAAGTTAATATTTTTTATTCAAGCGTGGATAGAGAGGATTCAGCGTTCTGGCATATCTCGCTCATTTCACCGCCCGCCTTCTTCACCTGAAGGCATGAATAATTCACATCACTGGCGGCTTTGACGCTTCGCATTAAAGCTTTGATACCATCGAGGCATAATTGCTTATCTGGATGGTTGTAGCAGATAGCCTCTGACGTCTGAGCCCATTTTGTCGAAGTGTTTTCTCCAGCAATACTGGAAAACGGCAGGCAGATAATCAGAAAAAAAGCACCTTTACGCATGACACCCTCTGCAAGAAAATATTTCCACTATTATACCGTTTATCAGCCATGCACTGCTTGTTTTTTATTCTGCTTTTCTCTCTCTAGCCTGCGAGCTTTCTTGGCGAAATGATTATCGGTGACAGCTTCATACTCTTCTTTGGTGAATCCTTTCTGATCGGGATATTTTGCTGAAATCAGGAGCTGAAACTCAGTCATGGTGAGTTGCTCTGCCTCTTCCCGGCTCATGCTAAAGTGGTTGCGCGCAGCACTGATATACTCGAAAGCATTAAATTCGGATGTGGCCTGATTATTTTCATGTCGCTGGAGCTTTCTCACCTTTGCCTTGCCGATAACCCCGTGGCTTATAAGTGACTGGGCGATGACGATTATTTCGAACGCATCCATCGCGCCGCTCTTCATTTTGAATGCCTTGCCTGACGCTTTGGCCTGCCGCATCTCCCCAATCAGCGGCGTTACATCCTCATCACAACATGCGGTCATAACTTCCATCGCAGCCATCAGAGCTTTTCTTCCATAACTGCTGGATTTGATATGCTCAATCAGCCAGGACGGAATCATCCCAAACGCCTGGTGTGCAGACTGAATAAGCGCCGCCACTTCGTCGTGATGCAGGTCATAGAACGCGGCGACGATTTCAGACGGATCGCCTATGCGCGTCATGTTTATGAATGATGGCCTGAAAAAGTATTCTTTTCCTTCTGCATCGATAAGCATCTCGCCTATTTCTTTCAATGGCGGCCGTGATTTCATAATTCCTCCATAAGCATTATCAAGGGCTGGTAGCCAGCCCTTTGGAATGGTTACGAAGCGGTAACTGTAACGGCTGTCTGCGCAGTTTTAGCGCCGTCATTTGTGGTGAATGTTGCCGTGCCATTTCCTACTGCGGCACCAGTTACCAGGCCCGAGCTACTTACCGTGAATTTAGTAGGATCAGACGACACCCACGCTCCTGATTTGTCAGTTGCGTCCGCTGGAAGGACGTTAGCAGTCAATTGGCGCGTCGCTCCAACAGCAACCGAAGTTGTCTGTGGGGTGATAGTTACTCCCGTAACAGCGACTGTGTCATCATCTTCGACTTTGGTCACTTTTACAGTTTTACCGTCATATACTTTGAATTCTGTGCTGAATGATACAATATCATTCGTTCCACCATCGTCACTCAGCGCGGTGATGACCATGTAAGCCATCACTTCCACCGGCCCAGTCTCTACCCTTACCCATAAAGTTGGCTGACGCCCGGCGCTGATCTCGGTCGTAAAATAGGTAACGAAATTGCCATAACCGAACTGATCAAGTCGGTCACGTTTACCAACTTCACCTTCGAAGCCAATAGTAAGATCTGCGTTGGTAACGATATTCTCTACCCAACCATTGGTGTCATCTGCCTCAGAATTGGTTGTATTGGGAGAAAAGTCTTTAGTCTTTGATGTTCCTGCTGCAAGAGACTTGAATTCTTCCTCTGTCGGAACCGTATCAGCGCAGCCAAGAGCAACTTCCAGCACGACGTTGCGGCCAAAAAGTTTGCCGTTTTCGCTTGGGCAACCTTGCATATCTGCTTACCTCATTTCGAATAATAAAAAAGGCCGCCTGATGGCAGCCTGGTGTTTTTGCTTACTCCCCGTAGAGGCAAGCGAAGGAAAGACGAAAAACGATCCTCCCCTCTTCCGTTAGTTGCGGTGGCGGTATGCCGCCAATATTTTCAATATGACCAACGCAAGGGTGGCTGATCGGGTTTTCCTGAACATACTCAATAATGCGCTGGACAGCATTCAGGGCTTCTTTGCGCTTATCCTTCGCGCCGACAACGTCCACCATAACGTAATAGGTTGAACCGAGTTCATTGCGAATTGCAGAGCCACCGTCTGGACGGAAAACAATGACAGCCGTCGATAAACTACCAGGATCGTCGTACATCAACTGCTGAACTTTAAATCCCGTGGTGAGCCCGGCATCGACGAACAAGTCACTAACGCGCTGGAACATTAAAGGCGTCATAGCGACATTTCCTTTTTAACTACGGTATCGACCTGAATCGTTGTGCGTTCGCCGGCTTTCTTGAGGAACTCAGGCTCGCCAGTCCTGTCCCATATGTTCCCTCTCGAACCGGGTGCCTGCCCTTTATCAACCGGGCGCGGTGTTTTCTTACCGAGGTGTTTACCGGGCGCCTCATGTACTGAAGCGGCATATTTCGCTGAGTAACCAACCTTGCCCGTGATGCGGGTGCCATTGACGTTCACATCCCGGAACTGAGAATTCAGTAGCGTGCTGGTATCGATCGGCACCATAGTTGCGGACTCAGCACCTACAATGTACAGCGCCGAATAAACGGCACGCAGAGCCTTCTTGCCATCTATCGTGTTCGCTATACGATTAATGGTTTTGACGGCCTGACTCACGCCCTTAACTTTGACGCCCATATCTAAACTCCAGTCAGGATGGCGTAATCATCTGCCAGGCGCTCGAAGGTGTCGGCATACTGAACAACCTGACGCACTTCATCAGCGCCAGCCACAATCGGGTCGGCTTCTGTCGACAAGCCAATCAGCAGGTAATCACCAGCTGCTGCCAGCGCGAACTCAGTCCAGAATGTGTTCTTAACGACGATCTCAACACCAAGACTCGCCAGTCGCTTTGATAGCCCACCCTCATAGTCACAGAGGATTTGCTCAGGATCGGCATAGCCAAGCGGATCGCCGAATGCGTCATTGCCTTCCAGCTTGCGCCAGATGGTAGCCGTGGCGGTATAACTCCAGTTTGCTACGGATGACATCAGCCCTCCTTCCAGCGCAGCACAACCGTTACGTTTCCGCCCTGGCCTTTAAGTTGCTCACTGCGCTTAATGGCGTTCTGTGGGATGCACGAGTCCATAACGACTTCGCCAACACGATAAAGTCTGCTGTTTTTCAGTAACCCGCCTCGCTTCATTCTTTCCACCTCAGCACCTTCGCGCCAGTAGCCCGTATGCTCGCGCAGTTGATGAACCACTGACCGTCAGATTTGACGTGTCCGGTGGTCTCCCGACCGGTGTCGGTCTTCACCCATACGCGCGTGAATGTCGCCGGCAGTTTTACCTCAACAGGCACCCAGGACATCAGCATCCCCCGACAACATCGAAAAACCCGACGCTACTACCGGCGGCGATCGGCAACTCGCCGGTGCAACCGCTGGTATCGAGGCGAGATAACGTGTCACGCAGCCATGTAACACCGTCGTCGCCATACTCAAATGAGCGTGACGCACCAGATGGTGCTGACTGCGATTTGATACGTCGCGCGCCGGATGAAGTGGCCATCAGCGCTGCAGCGTAGATAAGAATTAGCTGCGCGGTGCACTCGTCATATCCCGCACCTTCAAGGCAAGGGATGATTTTGTTCACCACGCAGAGGATTGGAGTAAGCAAAGCGTCAGGGATGGCAAACCCCAATTCGGAGAGGAAGCCTTTCACGTCGTCAGCCGTAACCGGGGTCGCCATCGTCATTTCACCTTCTTCTTCAGTTCTTCCAGCGCGGCTTCTGCATCATCAGCGCGTTTCTTCTCTGCTGCCAGCGCGTCAGCGTGCGCTTTGTCTTTCGCTTCTGCATCAGCGTTCAGCTTGTCGATCTGCGCCAGCGCGTCAGCGTGTTGTTTTTGCAGGCCAGACAGATCAGCGGTCTGCGCGGATGGTGTGGCTACTTCGAAGGAAAGCTTTTCGCCTTTCTTCTCGCTGGTTTTTTCCGCCTTGCCATGTTCAATCCACTTCTCAGCGATCGCGTCATCAATGTCATAAACCTGACCGGCTTCCAATTTTTGGAAACCGGCACCGGCAAAGAGGTTTGAAGCCAATATCTTTACGAGTGCCATTTTCTTTCCTTAGCTCGAAGCGTGAATGACGGAGAACTTGTTGTTGATGTCCTGCTTAACCATCAGGCCCATCGCACCCCAAGTGCGCCAGATATAATCGCTGTTGTAGAACGGACGAGGATCGGCAACGGTACCGATGGCCTGGCCTACGATCGGAGCAATAACGCCAGCGGTCAGCGGAACAATCAGGATTTCGTTACCTGACAGTTGCGCATCTTCTTTGATAGCAGCGATGCCGGACAGCTTCAGGAGTTCTTCCAGAACGGTACGGGTTGCGTTCACGTCGAAGTAGCGCTCAAAATTCGACATGATTTCGGCAGAGACATACCACGTCTGCGGGGCGTACTGACTGTTGGTCACGCGGACCACATCACGCAGTGCGATCGCATTGGTGCGCAGCGCTACCGGATCGGTGCTGGTTGCGAAGTTAAAGGTAAGAGTAACCTGAGCAACGCGTTCGTCTGCCTTCAGGCCTTTCCATGTAAGCCCGTCAAACTTAACGTAGTTGCCTTCTGAATCGCGGAAGCCGTTGAACATGTAGTCAACGTATTGACGCTGCACGTCTTCAACAGACCCACGCTGCGCATCAGCCTGAGACTGGAGTGCTGACGGGCTGTTGAAGATTGGGTCACGCCAGGTGAACTTGAAGCCTGAGTCATGCACCGGAACCATGGTGCCGTCAAAGGTATAGCTCTTTGCATCCAGCGCTGCACCAATCTGACCAGACATGGATGTGTGCGCCCAGCCGCGACCGCCGGTACGAGCATAATCGTAACGGGACTGCTCAATGCGCACTGAGCGAGACAGGGGCATCAGATCGTTCAGCAGCGTGAACTGAGTGGTAGGTTCGAATTGCGCTAAAACAGTGGTGTCGAATGCACGGTACAGGCGACGAATGTCGTCAACTGCATTCACCGCATCCAGACCACCTGCGTCTTCACGAATGCCACGGACGCGACCGAGGAAATCAGCAGCAGCCTGAGCACCCGCATGGCGCGCCATTTGAAGTTCGGCAAACTGAGACTGGTTAACCTCAAGGTTTCCAGTACGTTCACCAAGGGAACGGGAAAATACAAACATTCAGGTGCTCCTCACTTGATCACAACGCGCAGCAGATCACCTGCGGCGGCAGTATAGGCTTTGTCTTCTTCGACATAGCAGCGAATGGATTCGTCAGCGGCATGCGCTTTAACCTGCCCATTAGCGATTGAAAGCGGCTGACCTTTTTTGTAGGTGCCGGCCGCCGCGCGTACGTTCAAGAACATGCCCTGCATTGGCTGGATACCCACGACCAGCTCGCCTGCCGGAATGCTGTCATCTACTGTCAGGCAGCGCAGATAGTCGTAGTTAGCGACATACAGAATGGCCTGCTCATTTCCATCTACAGAGGCAGTGAATTTGCCCGCATCAAAGAAGCCAATAGTGCCTGGCTTAGTAGCTGCCGCAGCGCCGCCTTCACGGTTGAGCAGCGGATTAGGGAATACGCCGCCCGCGTGGATCACATGCTTTCCTTCTTTAGCCATTTTTTACTCCGGCATTTCGCTGACAGATTGAGTGTTAGTAGCCTGGTGGCGGAATGCACCGTTCAGGCCGAAAGAGGTCTGGCACTTTGCATACATCGCGTCGAGCGCCTTACCATCCAGATCTGCGACTTCTTCATCGCTCATGTTCATCGCCAGCTTCACAGCCGCGCGCTTTTCGCCTTTCTCTTTGTCGGCGTTCGCGTTCAGGCTGTTGAAAACGACGTCCACGCGATTGGCGAGTTTCTGCGCCCACGCTGGCATCTCTTCGTTATTGGTGGCCTGCTCTTTTTTCTTGGGCTTGCCGGTTTCCGGGTCGATTTCTTCATCGCCTTTTTTCTTGGCGATGACTTCTTCGGCCTTCATCTGGTTGTATGCATCCATCAGCTCGGCGTCGGACTTGCCTTCAGTCGGCTTACCAGCGGCTTGCAGCGCATTGATAATCAGTTCTTTCATCGGATCGTTTTCTCCGTTGGTTTTAATTTCGTACTCAGTGGGTTTGCGCACGACTTCTACAGGTTCGCCGACGAACACGGCCTTGCCGCCCTCATCGATGAGATACTTCTGTTTGAAATATTTCGCTTCATCGCGATAGATGAAGGTGTCCGGCCAGACTGACTCAGGCCACAGGAAGGAGTCTTTGGAACGGCCTTCACGAAGCTTGTCGCTGATGGCTCGCTGGATATCGTCGAAGGAGAAGTTGGACGCGTTGGTGAAGAAGAACTTTGTCTTATTCAGCAGGCCTTCCCGGGTGCAGTCAGCAGCGTCAGAGAGGTGAGCTACCTCAATCTCTTGCTCATCACCCTCGGCATTAACGAAGATGCCCACGCCCTCTTCAGGCGTCCCCGCGCCGGGCTCGTCCAGCAGAACCGCGACATGGTCAAACATCATGTTGGTGGCGATCTCGTTGTACTTTTTGCCCTTCGACTCACCGTTAGCCGCGATACCGGAATACAGCAGCCCGGTAGAGATGTGGATCGGTTCTGAGTTGCTGCCGGCAACCATCTCATCCAGACGGTTGATCAGGCGTTTGCCCTTCTCGCTTGATTCGGCGTACTGGCGGTCGACGTACATATCGCCGCTGACCTTTCCGTCTTTGTGGCTTACGTTCTGCAGCCAGGCACCGACGTGGTAGTTGTTTACCGCCCGGACATCGCGCGCCGAAACATGCTTTCCGTCCACTTTCGGGTGGCCCAGCGGCATCGGGTTACGCTCAAGAGTGTTGTAGGCCTTTTCAATTTCGGCTGCCGGGTACAACTTCCGGTTCATCACAATATCGTCCACGACAGGCGTGATGCCGCGAACCACGATATGTGGCTTGCCGTCGATGGTTTCAGTGGTGATGTTTGAAGCGGAGTTGACGACGGTCAGCACGTTAACGCGGTTGCGTTTCATGCTGTTTCCTCGTTAATGGATTTTGTTTTTACGCGCTTTGCGGAGTTGCTTCTTTGTTGGTCTGGCAGGAAAGAAGTGGCATAAGCGCACATTCTCAATGTTTCCATTGTCCCGGCGAATTTCTAAAGGCTTTGAATAAACCCACCCTCGGATCGGGAAATTAAGGTCATAAGATAATTGCCACATAGCGGCCTCTTTGGTGGATTTCATGCAATAAAAAAGGCCGCCGAGCGACCTATTTGATGTGTTTGAATTCCCATCGGAATGAACTGTATATGTACTCTCCGCCACCCTCCCTATCCGTGAGCTTGGCGGTTATTTCAAACTGGCTGCCAATTGGATAAACCTTCACGTCAGACAACTTTTTGGAGCACTCAACAGCCAGTGACGTGCTCGCCCATTGTCCGGATATCGGCCTGATATGAACCTTACCCCTCTTGCCAGACACGCTGGGTGGATAAAAGCTCTCAACTATCAACTTACGATACTGCTCTTCAGGTTTTGCCATAACTCCTCCGCAAAACCATTTTTATCACGCAGCTTCGTCCAGTTTCCACTGTTGGCGCTCTTTTGCCATTCTTTCAGTCAGGCCGTTATTGGCTATGCTACCGTCGTCGTTGAGAAGGCACGGTATGTTTCCGCAATAGCAGTGATATCTGTTGCCGTCTCTGGCATAGAAATCCCTCACCTCCTGGGGCGAGAAAGTTTTCCCGTGCCGTGCCGCGTGCGTTGCTCTTGTTGTTGGCTTGAGAGCGGAAATCCACAATATCGCTGTCTTGAGCCCCAGGCGCTCCTGAGTCCACTCGGTCTCATTCCACTGAGCCTCACGCAGCGCGCCTACTTGCTCGGTCTGAGCGATGTTCTTCGCCTTTGCCATGCTGACATCAAGGCGCTTACTGACAATCTGAGCGGTTTCTCTCGGGTTAACACCACGGCCTATTGAGTCGGCTATGACATTAGCGAGGTCGGCGCGAGCGGTGTCGCTGATGCCTTTCCAGTCGCTGTAAGTAGAGACGTAAGCAGCTGCTATCTGGTTCTGATAGGCCGGGCTAGACAGCAGTTGAGGCAATGTCGTCTGGCTGGCGTACGCCGGTGACTGCACTGACAGGTTGGTGAATGCGTTAAGCGTGCCGCGCTCATACTCTGCGGCGACATAACCAAGCGCCCAAAGGTTCTGGTTCCCGCCATCAAGCAGAGAGCCATCAAGTATCGCCTGCACTATCTGGAAAAGGTCAGCGAGTTGCGCCGCCGACATGTCATAGATGTACGTGCCGGCATTCACCTGGTAAAGAGAGGGTTCGGCACCCTCGTTGTTGCACAACATCCATGACTTTTCGCCATTTGTCTCGCGCTGTCTCCCGGTCAGACGCTGATCTAATACCTCTTTAAGTTGGCGCTTGATGGTGAGATACCGCTCTTCGATATCTCTGAACATCCTGCTAACCTGCCGGGCAGATTGCGTCGGGTCAGACTTGTTGCGCGGTACGATCGGCGTTCCGATTCTCTTCTGCTGGGTTGAGAGGATCAACGGTAGTCACCTTTGCATTTGGGTCTGGCGTTTCCACATCAGGCAGAGGCTCGAGCTCGCCAGCGGCGCGCACCTCATTCGATTCGACAGATGGCGTTCCGAATGCCTGCTGGGTATCTTTCGCAACGGTAGCGAGAGCCTGCATATTGGCAATCTTCTCTTTCTCGCTCGGGGCGAGCAGATCAGACCATGCCAGCGTAATCTCGCCCGATGAAGGCGGATCAATCACGCCTAATGTCCAGAAGCGTTCAAGGACTTTTTCAATCACTGACGACTGGAATCCCCAGCGGCGACCGTTGCAGCGCTTAGCCCAGTCTGTTTTATCCTCATCGGAGGCTAGACGTCCCGTCTGCTGGCCGAACTGAATGGTGAACGGGCACTGGATTGATGCGGCAAACTCATTAGCGGTGACTTCCCAGGTTGGCTTCGGGTCTGCAGCTGCTACTGATAGCACCGACAACTGACCAGCCTGTAAAGCAACCGCTGCATCTGTACCTTTGTTAAACCGAGACATCTTTTCATTCAGTGCCTCACCAACATCCTTAAAACCTGCCTTTTCTGCTTGCGCCTGGATTGCCTTCATATCCGTTTCTTTATCGAAGGCTATGCCTATCTGGCGACTCGCGTTCTTCAGAAAGCCCTCGGCGCTGCCGCCGGAAACCTTCTCAAGGTCGAGCAGTTTGTTATAACCCGCGCGCAGGAAAGGAACGCCGGACAGGATATTGTCATCCTCGGCACCCTCGCACAGGATAATGATACGTTCCGGATGAACTGTAACGCCGCGCACCGGTCCATAGGTGCCGTCATCGCCAACCGGCTGCTCGTTGAAGTTGTACGAAACAGGCTGCCCGTAAGTTTCGGAAAGCGTGTCGGTGTCGAAGTTGCCAGGCTTGACCTGAGACTCCCAGGCGGGAATTAGCTTAACAATGGATTTGTCTTTCAGCCTGCCAACAACAGACCGATCCACAGGCTGACTCCACTCTCTGCCGTCACGGAACTGCATGAGCAGTGCTGAATACCGGCCAACAAGGTTACGGCGATCCGCATCCTTGATTTTCGACCAGTGCTTCTTCATCAGTTTCGTGACTGACTTTTCCCATTCGGTTGTTTTGGTCGCCTCTTTAGCTTCCTCGCCGTCGATGATGGTAGGGTTATCCATCCAGCAGGATTCGAGCAGCTTGTGCACCGCAGCATAAGCCACAGCGTTACGCTCATAGGCGCGATAGTAGCGGTCGAACTCAAGGCTGTCCGGATAGCCAAACTCATCCCACAGCTTCGTGCGTTTGGTATTCCCCGGCTGGCCTGCGTACAGCATGCGCTGCCGCCCGATAGCATCAGCAAGGGCGTTCACGAGGAATGAAACCTCGCCTTGTTGTTCACTCACTGATGAGCTCCTTAGAAGAATACTGCGCCGACCTGCTTGCGGTTGTTCTTCGCTACAGCAAAGTAACGGAAGCCGTCAGCGCCGTGAGAGGTGAAATCGTGAAGAGGTTTATCTTTCCAGCAGCCGCGCTTGTCGTCCCACTCCTTGCGATAACCTTCGAGATGAGAGATGCCTTCGGCGCATTTCTCTTCATCGAACACGCATGATGGGAGAATCTCACGCACCGACTCGATGCCGGTATCGACGCCTGCCTTCGGCACAACATTGAAGGTCATGGAGTACATCTGGCCGTCAATCTCGTAGCCCTCCTGCGCCAGCTCTTTGCGTGACTTCGCGTCTGCGCCGAACTCGCGGTTTTCGATATCGTGTGGGCCCCAGTGCTCGCCGTACTCATAGCCGCGGTCTTTCAGCACCTTCATATAGTGCCGCAGCCCCTCACCTGAGTTTTCGTAGTAGTCGATAACATGGAATTCGGTACCGACCTCACGAACGAACCAGATCGCCGTTGAGTCGCCCACGCCGATATCCCAGAACGTATGAACAGGGAGATGTGAGTTGTCAGGGATTTGCCCGATTCGCTTGTTGGTGTAGAGCCAGCGGAACTGTTTGGCGTAATACGCGCCCTCGACAGACTGCTGAAACGCCTCCGCCGGAATGGTCGGGTACTCGCGTTTCATGTCATCGCCGAGAGTTTTCTCTTTGGCGTGGTACCAGGCCTTCTGGCGATCATTCAGTACAACGTCGTGCTTCGCCTCCATCTCAGCGAAGTATTCAACCAGGCGCGATGGCAGCGGCTCAACCGGGTCGATTGCATACTGCGTATTTTTCCACCAGGAGAAGAAGAAGAACTTCCAGTCGAGGTTGGAAAGCACCTTACCCTGCAGCATCGCTTTCTCAGCTTCACTGCAATAGTCGTAGAAATACCCCGCCCGGCCTTCAGCTGTGCTTTCGAGGGTGATCTTCCCGCCAAGTGGGACGGCTTCAAAGGCACCAGTAACAATCTCTTTCGCTTTGTCCGGCCATTTGGCGCAGATCTTACCGAACTCAGAGACATGCAGGCTGTACAGCGTTCCGCCTCGGAATGAGGTTGATACCGTTACGCTCCCACCTTTCGCGAATACATACTCACTGGTTGTCTCTTTAACAAGCGGGTTAGCCAGCTTGATATCGTCAGGCATTCGCTGATAGGCAAATTGCGTTTTGTTTCGGAACAGCCTTTCTGAGTCCGGAAGGGAGTGAGCGATCAGAGCGCATTCTTTTTTGTGGAAGATCGCCAGATCAAGCTGAATGATGCACATCTCAGTGGTGAAGCCCAACTGTCGCGCTTTAAGTATCACGTTACGGTCGTGCATCCCGTCAAAATACTCCAGTTGCTCTGGGGTCATCTTGAACGTTACACACTGACCATTTTTATCTTTAATTTTGTAGAGGTGATTGAGACGCCAAAACCTGTTTTTCAGGAGAGCTTTCTGCTTTTCAGTTAACACAGCGACTCCTTACAGGTCATCATCTCCTATTTCGTCCATGACAGAAGAAACTGAGCTCACGGCAAGGCCGCCTGAGTGTTCAAGCTTCTGCTTATTGGTGTATGCATCACCGCACTCTTTGGCCGCCTGCTCCATCAGAGATGCTGCAAGCGCCATGTTTCTCATGCTTTCGGCTTTAGTCATCATCCGGTCTAAAGCGCGGAGACGATAAGCCTTGTTGGCGATCGGTATGTCGCTCAGTTCGGTCTGGAACCGCTTACGGGTGTCGTGGAACAGATCAACCCACTTCTGAGCCAGGCCTTTACCGCTGGCCTTTGTCGGATCGTGCGATTCGACTTGCTGCCGGGTTATTGAGATGCCAAATTCCTTCTGGACAGACTCTACAACCTGAGACGGTGTGTCAAAGCAGGCGAGAGCCTGAACGATGAAAGCTTTCACGTCAGGTTTAAGTGCTGCCATAAATCACCACTCGTCTCATGCAGTCCAGATTAAGCCAGCTTCATGAGGCATGTGCCGCATGCCCTGGCTATGTTAATTTTCGCCACTTCGGCGGGTTTGTTTGCAGCGTCCACCAATTCCTGCACATCAGTGCTTGCGCCGTATCTGCGAACCACGCCGATAAACTCTTCGACGTCATGACCACGCATGCAAAGTTTTGGCAAACCACTGTCTCTGTAGAACTTGGGAGCACCGAACTCATCAACCTCTTGGGCGATGTGGTAAAGCTCATGCTCAATCAGTGCGCAGAATTCAATATCAGAGCACTGAAGGCAGAAGTCGCCAGCAAGGGTAATGATGTAATCCGGCTTATGCCCAAACCATTCATACATCTGCTGCTCCATGCGGGCTTTTTGCCACCCGCCGGCGCGGAACATAACTTCTTCAGCCTGACCGAGAACAGTGCGCCCTTTCTTTGAGAAAGCATTAGCAGCCCAAAGGAAGCCAATATCAGCATCTGCCAGATGAATATGGTCGGGGTTATGCAGGTGGCCTGATTCGGCAATAATGTTCGACTGCACCCACTGCCACACGCCATCAGCTGGAATCAGTCTTGTGTATGGCGCGAACTCTTCAACGAATGCTGAACTCGGCAGTGGCCTTTTCTCTTCGTCGCTTGACATGTGCTACTCTCGTTTACTTTTTACTGCCGTCGCCATCATCTTCTGGCTGATACCCCGTTTAACAATGAACGCACGCACCTTTTCGTAATCAGGTTCGCACCGCATCATCAGACACATCAGAGCCAGCGTCCTCAGATACACCGGAAGCCACCACTTCACTTTCACTTGAATCGTCAGATTGCACGTTGCCATCAGGCTTTTCCTCGGCATTAACAGGCGTGAACCGGAAGCGTTTAACGTCTCCCGGAGCGAAGTAAAGCCACTCCCCGCTCTCCTGCGCCAGAGCAACAAAGCCGTTTACCAGCTCAGGCTGACGGCGCGTCATCTTACCCGTGTACTCTTCACCGTCTTGAGTGGTTATTGTGATCTGGTAGATATCAGTCATTTTTATTTCCGGTATCGTTGAGCTTCACCAACATGAAATGGAGTATTTATGCATTCTCACTCATTCAACCTTTCCTCATTGCGTTCAAAGCACTCCCCAATGGCTAAGCAGACAACTCCGGAAGAGCACGCTGTTGCGCATGAGGCTTTGCTTTGTGCGATTTTGAAGGAATTGAAAGAAATCACAGGAGACTCGATGACGCTGATTAACATCCACAGAACATGCTCAGAAATCCTTGATCGAGCTGGACGTCCAAATTCCAAAGCTATTGCAGCAGATTTAATTACAGAGGTTCAGCAATCAGAGTAGATATTATCGAAGCCCCTCATTGAAGGGCTTCTGTAATGTCATTCAACTTTTACAGCTTCGATGCTGAAGCCGTGAATGAGGTTGAGCGGCACTCCGTGTGTGTCCAGGCCATTTTTAATAATCAGCATGCCATCACGAATGTCTGGCTCATTGCTGCTCTGCCAGCCGACATGCTCAGGTGCCATTCCAGAATCATGTCCTTCCTTGGTCAGCAGCATCACCTTCCAGCCTTTGATTACTCTCCCCATTAGGCTATTTACCCTCGGTCTGCTTATCCCATTCCTCACGGAATTTAGTTGGGTTGTCCGAACCTTGAACTGCCATGATCACCTCACTTTAAACATTGTGTGTTGATGTATTCCTGCAAATAGCCGACCTGCTTCGTCAATGTTTCGATTCGCTCTCGGAGGGTGAAATAATCCCGTTGAGCGGAGTCAGTAAGTCGGGGGCCGGAAGCATCGCCCATGCTGCTGGTGCCGGAGGCTCCGACCGGGCAATTTGCGGCGACGCGCAGCCGTTTAGCGCCAGAAGCGACATCGCTACGCAAACGCTCAATGGTTTCTTTCGCATCAGCAAGTGCAACTGTGTATTTAGCATCAAGGGCTGCAACCTCTCTCTGGCGGGTCTGCATGTCGGCGATTGTGTCTTTCGCCAGCTTCAGGTTGTGAGTGGCTTTATCGCGCTGCTGCTTGTAGTTAAGGGCATTATCGCGGTAATGATTAACTGCCCACGCGAGGGACAGAACGCCGGCGAGGAGCAGCAGAGCAGCGACCGCTTTCCAGTTAGAGATCATCTTTGCTTTCCGCCAGGCACATAGAGCGTTCCATCTCCCGCCGGTTCTGCAACCCTTTCCACTTCATCCCGCCAGCGTAGACCCAACGGCGCATTTCTTCGCACGCTCCTTCCTGATCGCCCCGGTTCAGCTTTTTCAGGAGGGTAGATTTGGAGAAGGCATCGGAGCCGACGTTAAAGACGAAGCTGTAAAGCGCGGCGCGCTGGTACTCGCCCAGGGGAACTTTCACCAGATTGTCGACTGTGCGCTTCGCTGGCTGCAGGTCTTTCCAGAGCAGGCGATCGCATTCTTCGTCGGTGTAGGTTTTACCCCGGATGATGTCGGTACCTGTGTGACCGTCGCAGACAGTCCACACCCCAGCTACGTCTTTATAGGCTTCATACTTCCGGCCTTCTACGCCATCTTTACCGCCAATGAAAAGAGTCGCGATTAACATTGCCCCGCCGCCAGCGGCCGCAATCAGTTTTTTTCGCAGGCTGCCAGTTAATGCCATGTTAATCGTCTCCTACCTTGACCGCCGGGCCGTACTTTTCGAGCGCGCGGATCTGTGCGTTCGACACCTTGCGTTTGAAGTAAAGGTTGATGAACAAAGTCAGCAGCGCCACAACGATACCCGCTATGACACCAACGGCGCTCCACTCATCAGGGCTTAGCCGGTTCAGTAAACCATTAGCCACCGAACCGGCTGATGCGCCATAGGCAGCGCCAGAAGCTAATTTGCTCATATTGTGCATTTCTCTCACCTCCGATTAAGTCGGGGTGCTGTGCGTGAGTAAAAGGGTCAGGCTCACGGGCTGCATTTAACAACGAAGCCATCTGAAGTTGATTCCCGGAGCCTGATAATAAAAACCCCGCACAAGGCGGGAATATGAGGGTGTTTCTGTAGGCTATTCTGCCGAAGATACCCTGGCTGGGTTTGGCTCGCCTGGCTGGATTCGAACCAGCGACCAACCGCTTAGAAGGCGGTTGCTCTTTCCTCTGAGCTACAGGCAAATTTGGTGGGCCGTGAAGGATTCGAACCTGTCTACCCTTCCCTTATGAGGGGACCGCTCATACCAAATGAGCTTCCGGCCCTGAAAAGAAAAAGCCCAAGGCGTTAACCTCGGGCTTGTATTGATGCAACTATCAGATCATGGCCTAGGAAACTAAGTTCTGATAGTCGCTGGCGACTCTCTTTACGTATCTTAACCATGCCGCCGATATATTTTTGGCAGCATATCAAAGTAGACTCAAATATGGCCTATTTAATTGACTTTTGCAATACCTTGCTGCGAAAAAGTCGCCTTTTGTTGTGATCTTGTTCTCACAGTATTCAACAGAGAATCGCCGTCAAGGCGCTTAAAGATGGCGCACATGGCTCGCCAGTAATCAGCATAGTTGTGGCTCCAGTTGTCCGGCTTAACGCCACACAGCGCGGCGAGGTCTTGCTGCTGATAAACGTCACGCCCTGCCAGCTCGGCTTTGACATCCTGCGCCGCCAGCCAGATCAGCGCTTGCAGCCGGTTCATTGTCTTGCCGGCAACCTTCCGCGCGCCTAGCTGCGATTTAAACTCATCCCATGCCCACTGAGTGATCGCCACCTGGTATTCGAAACGGAGGTTTTCGCTGTAGCTCCACATCAGCCAGGCCATCTGGTGATCATCGAGCGACATAAGCGCGCGCCGCCATGATGCGGTTCCGAACTCAACCGGGCTGACCAGGGCGATAGACGAACCTTTAGCGCGGGACTGCTGGCCGGGGATAGGCGGGCTGGCCGGGTTAACCATGCGCCCGGTTGCCGGGTCGGCGATCTTCTTACGCCCACGACTGCGCGCCGTCGCTGTGAATTGCGCGTTCTCTGCGAAAGCGACCATCTGCCCTTTTGTCGCTCCGCTCAGATCGGCAGTCGCCACCATGAGCTGCTCACGCACGTACTGCAAATATTGATGGTTCATGCTGCTGCTCCTGCTGGCTGTTTGGACTTCGCCTTGCGGCGCTCACTGTTTCGGATGATGTTCTGTGCTGTGTTGTCGCCCGGTTTGCCGCGCGGGTGCCGGTACTGGCCGGCGGCACGCAGCAGGCTATCGCGTTCATAGTTATCGAATGGCTCTCTGCTCACGCTGCTTCCTCCCGCTTCATTGCCTTAAGCTTTGTCCGATACTCATCGCGGATCCGGATGTAGTCCTCACGCTTCCATTTCGGCATTTCATGCGGGCCCATCAGGGCATCAAAGCGCGCCTGGCCGATTTTGGCGATCAGCGCCGGGCGGTATGCGATCAGGTTTCCGGAAAGATGGTTATTACAGGGGGCACACTGGCGATGACAATTGTCTTCATTGAAACGCAACTCAGGGTTGGCGCCAGTCGTGCGGAAGTGTCCGGCGTGATACTGGCCTTCATGGTGGCGGCCGCAGCTGATGCATGCCTGCTCACGGTCGCGGTACCGGATGAACTCGTTGAAAGCCTGCTGTGCCTGCTTAATGAAGTAGCTGATCGGCTTAACCTGCTGCTTTTTCTCTGCCAGGCGTATGCGATCGGCTTTCTCAGCTTCGTGTTTAGCCTTGATGCGCTTCGCCTCGGCTTTCACCTTCTCTTTAGCGCGCAGCTCCATAGCGTAAATAGCACCATGCTCCGGGCAGCACCAGCGGATATTGGCGTAGGCCGGAATGAACCATTCGTTGCAAACCTTGCACTTACGGCGGGCTGGCTTACGCATGTGACTTCTCCTTGTCAGATATCAGCTCATCAGAGAAGTCATCGCCGTCGATTGGCATCAGGTATTGCGGAGGATAAAGCGACCAACCGTTGCCTGACCAAACTGGAGACTCTTTGCCCATTTCAGACTTCACATCTCCAGTTACCAGCCAGCACGCGCAATCACTACAATTCACCGTCTGGCGCCCGTGCGGGGATTTGAATGAACCGCGCGCCGCTACCAACTCAACCGTAGTGACACATTTTCCAATGTCAGACTGCTTGTTGCTGTCGATTATCAGCGCGAGGCAGCCAGATTTTAACTCACGCATGTTTTCTCCTCGCTGCCAGGCGCAGCCATTTCTGATCGACGAGACGGGCGGTGTAACCCTTCAGGGTTGGGATTTCGGAAGGTGCCGGAGCAGCCTTGCGGCGGCGCGCGGGCATGCGGAAGATTGCGCGCTCAATGACTTTAGCGAGGGGACTGTGCATCACGCCTCCTGCTTATCGCGCAGCTGCTGGAACTCGCAGCCGGACGGGATAGTCAGCGCCAGACCGAACTGAGCGCACCAGGCTTCAACCTTGCACATGAAGATATGCATCTCACCAGTATCGAGACGGGAGGTGTGGCGAGGCTCCCAGGTGGTCTCTTTGGTGCCGGTAATGAAGTCGGTATAGGTGACCTCTTCGCAGCCTAGGTAGGTCTTTTTAAGGTTGCGCTTAACCCATTCCGGTGTGGCGTCGGTGCGACCGGAGTTGATGAGATACTCGCTGATTTCTCCCATCCACATGTGAAAGAGTGCGTTCTGAGAGAGGCTGCGCTTCTCGCGCCACGGCTTGACCTGAAGGCGGAAGCACTGGCCGGCATCCAGCAGCGGTTGAATCTGCTGACCGATAGCGGCGAAGTTGCCGCGATGAAGTTTGATGCCGTCTGCTGGCAGGTTCATACGGCCTCCTTAACGGAAACCGCAGAATGCAGGAAATCGCAGGTGCATTTCTGCATCTGTGACAAGGTGATTTGCTCGTTGTGTGTGCGCATAACGTCCCCGTTAGCGCAAAGGTACCGCCGGGGCTCAATCCGTCGGCATTGATATTATGGCGGGTTGATTATGGAAAATCAATTCGAGATAAAATAACATCAATAACATGCATCGTTAGCTACCAAAGGTCCATGAATAAAACTTATTGCTACGTCAAAATTTTTCATGGTAACTCCGGACCAACGATGCCAGTTTTTGCCATCATAACAAATCTCTAATACCTTTTCGTTTCCCTTAAGAAAAACACCCTGGTAAAACATCTCGAGCCTTTCTATTACAATTCCTTCTGGCGGCAGCATTCTCAAAGCAAGACATATCTTCCTTGGCGCACTTCTAATAATGATCTTTGGCCCTTCACACTCCACATCCCAGTAACCAGAGTCAACGATCCATTCATTTTCTATTATACGCAGACTTTCTCTGCCAACTGAGTCACAGAACAAACCACTTAACATTATTGGTTTATTTTCATCAGACGATGGTTCAACAGAAAGAATTGGTGTGCCGTTTATCATAATTAAATGAAGGCAGTTATAAAAAGTATTACCTGCAAAGACTATTCGTAAAGGTTCAGAATGGAAATCGAACATCTCATGTGCAAAACCTTGCTGAAGGCATTTTGGGTTATTGTTAGCTTCTGCAACTGTCTTGGCTGATAGTCTGTTTCGCGCTCTTTTTTGGTTACACTGAGAACAAAGAAGGGTCATGCCATCAGGATTGTGCTCGTGAGCATCACAGTAGTCGGGATCGAAATGCTCATATTCATAAAACCCAAGGCCACAGATAACGCAGCCAAATCCGCAGCGCTGCCTTATTTGTCTTTTTATACCCTCAGGAACCGTTCTCGGTAAGCCATGTTTATTTATTGTCATTTTCCATCGCCAAAGCGCAATTAAATAACATCCAGTTATAGGATACTTGGCTGCCTATGCAGCCAAGTATTAATGGGTATCACGGTTTGCAAAAAATCTCCAAGACATCTGTCAAAAAAATAAAATGTTTGCTCACACCTCCTGCTCAGGCGCTGCCTTGATATGAAGTCGTGGCTCGCCGTCTTTAGGCTCAGGCCATTCGCGAGCCATATTCACTTTCAGCTTTTCTTCCAGCGCCGCGGTGATTTGCTCATCGGTGATACCAGCGCGCCGCTGTGCGTCCCACAGCAGGAATTGCATATCAGCCCACTCACTGAGGTCTCCAGGATCGGCAGCAGCTTCCAGCGCCTCTTTCGAAAGGTGCTTCAGAGGTCCGATGGGGCCAACGTTGCCAAACGTCTCTTGAGACCATTTGGCATGGTCGCCGCGTACACGTTCGCTGTCAGGCACAGCCACCGGCGCTGGCGGTGCGGCGTAGTTTGCCAGTGCGGCGCGCAGGCCAGTTTTAATCTCTTCAATATCGTCACTGCCTGCACTACCGTCGGTGATGGCGTGATGAAATGCCAGCGCCATTGCGTCAGTAATAACCGGCTCGCTCTCCATTCCCGCCAGCAGCATGCGGGCCATGACTATCGCTTCGGAAATCGTAATTAAAGTCGATGAGGAGTCGCTGATTTGTTCCAGCCGCTCCCGGCTCAGTTGTGCTGTCATTCGGCCTCCAGCTTGCGGTTAGAGCGACATACCATTGCCCAAAAGTTCATATCGCAAATCATTGCTACGCGCATTTCAGCCGTAAAACGACAACCGAGCTTGTTTGACTTCCCGACTGACCGACGACGCTTACGCATTATTTTACGTGTGTGTGCAGACTGCACTTCCCGCTGTCTCTGCTTTGATGCATAAACGCCCTTTGCTGGTACTTTTCTCGCCTGTTTTTGATAAGCAATTAACAGGTCATGCACATCTGATGATTTAGCCATCTTCACTCCCCCACTTCCAGTTTGATGCCAGCTTCAATCAAAATTGCCCTAACTTCATCAGCGTTCATTACAGGGCCCTCACCATCAAACCACACAGGCGGCAACTTCACGCTCACCGTCCGCGCTTCCGTCTCAAGCGGCGGCAGGTCAGGAGTCGAAACACCAAACAACGCAGCCAGGACGCGATAGTTTTGCTCTGAGTGGTAGCGACCTTTGCAGCGCACCAGTTTCTCGGCGGCAGCAGATACCGTTTCCAGCTCACGGATGCGCAGTCTGGCGGCATCAAGAGCGATAACGGCCTTTTCATGCTCAGCGATATTCTGCTTAGCGAGATTGCGCCAAGATTCGAGTTGCTTCTTGTCGGACTCACGCTCTGCCAGCAGGGCGAGGAAATCACCCAGCACCATATCAACATCAGTATCAAGAGGTGGGACATGCATGCAGGCGCGAACATTGGTAAAGTCCTCCAGCGCTCTTTCAATTCTCGCTTTCAGCGCCAGCTCGTCATTGTTAGTCATTCTGTACCGCCTGTTTTGGCATCAGCGCTTTGCGAACGCTGTCTTTGTAGTAGTGATGGAAAGCGAATGTCAGGCCGAGCTTTGTTGGTCTTTCATGCTTTCCGAGCAGGCCGAGACGCATGCAGATAGTCGTTGCCGTCCAGCCAGAGTGATAGCCAGCAGCGCGCTTTAGCACTGTTTCCGCCAGGATGGTACGGAAGTCATCGCGACCAAAGTTAGTATTGGAGAAGGCGGCGTTAATGACTTCATCAGTCAGGTGTGCATCGATAGCCTGATGCACGCAATTATTTTCAATGCTCACGACTGCACCTCATTTTTCGTTTCAGGAGACTTGCGCATGTGAGCGCGGATTTCTCTGATAAGCTCTTCCGCGTCTACCTCGAAGCTTTTTAAGGTTTCGCAGCCACCAACCTTGTCGCCTGCAATGCGGTAACCACCAGAATCATTGCTGACGCAAAGTGATAAACCACCAGACTGAGAGTGTGAAATTTCGATGTATACGTTACCTGGTTTGAGTTCGCTCAAGACTGCACCTCCGATTTGCTGCGGAGCTGGGCGGCGAATCTCTCGGCATCTAAAGCGCTACCGCAGTACGCGGCACGGTTCATGGCATCAAGAGAGTTGCGATTATCTCTGACGTAAGTCTTTTGGCTCTCAGCAAACATCTCCACCCCTTCTGCGCGCAGGGAGGCGGGGATGGCGTCGGTGGCGGGGGTTTCTACGCGGAAGTAAAGCGCATCGCCATTTTCGAAATTACCCGGGTCATCTACCAGGTTTTCGTGCTCGTCGGCGCAGTAGACCTCCTGCCGAATGAGACCGCTCTTCAGCGCTAATTCCTGAATGTCTGAACCATCGGCAGAACCACCTTGCCATGCGATAGCGAGCATCGCTTCGACAAATGAATCCATACCGACATTCTCAGCCACCACATCGTAAAGCGCGCTGGTCGACTTCAGCGCCTCATCGCGCAGTTGTTGGTTGGCTTCGGTCAACTGCTTAATCTGCGCTTCCCGAGCAATCCACCCTTCCCACATTGAAGCCATCATCATGAACCAGACATTCCCACAGCCATCTTTTTTATGGTCGAAGAACCAGTTCACAAACCCGATTGTCATGCCGTTTTCAGATGCCAATTGCTCACGCTGATTCATGCTGTGTACTCCTGAAAAATGATTTGCAGACCAAGTTTTTCAGCCAGAGCGTGTTCTGCACGTGCTCCTGCTGATTTCTGCCAGTCGCGAAGAAGGTAAATTGCATCAGCGCAGCGAAGCATCGCAGTGCAGATGTCCATGTACTCGAATTGACTGAGCCCATCGGGAAGAATGGCTGGGTTGATGACTATGTGACCTTGCCGTCGATTTAGGCACCCGGCCGCAATAAATTCATCTCGATTAAAATTCGGGATATCACTCATTGGGCCTGCGATATAAATTTTCATACAGTTCTCCCGTAAACCGCCAGTACCCGCTTCATCGCATCGCTGTTGCGACACTCCTGAAAAATCCGGTTGGTGCTTCTGCGACCCTCTTTCTCATCCTCGGTGACCATGCGGTAATACACGGTGCGCCAGACCTTACCGTCCACTACCAGAATGCCCTTGCGCGCCAGATCGCTTGCCGCCTGGTTGATGCCGGTATGCGATACACCGCTGAAGGCAGATACGTCAGCCGAGCAGAACGTCTTATGGGTTTTCAGGTATTCAAAAATCGCTTCTTTGCCTGTCATCAGAATCCACCTTTCTTCGTTGCTGGCTTCTCTTCCCGGCTGCGCGCGGTCATGCGGGCCGCATCCTGATCGCAGTCATAAATAGCGCCATTGATTTGGTTGCAGTAAACGGTGCCGGTCTTGCCGTGGCGATTTAATCGCAGGAGTAACTCCGTTTCGCCCGATGGCACAGAGTCGTCGAACGCACCTTCGCGGTGAACGCCAACCCAGTAGTCGCAGTCCTGCTCAATCTGACCGGTGTCACGGGAATCGCTGGGCAGCGGTCGCTTATTGGCTCTTTTCTCCAGTTCGCGGTTCAGCTGTGTCAGCAGCACAACGACGCAGCCAAGCTCCTTAGCCAGATTCTTGAGCCCTTTGGTGATCATCCCGAATGCCAGGTCGTTTCGCTCCGCGCGCTCGGCGGTCATCAGTGTGAGGTAGTCAACAAGCACCATTCCCACAACGCCCTTTTCCCGCTTGATGCGTCGGCACTCGGTGACGATCTGCGCCAGCGACAGTCCGGGGGTGTCATCGATGTAGAGCATGTCGATCTCACGCAACCTGTTGGCAGTGGCTATCGCCCGCTGGAAGTCAGCGTCGTAATCGCCCTCGTAACCAGCGTCAGCGTCTTCAGTGGCCGGCATGTAGAAAATGTTCGGGTTAACGCCTGATTTCTGCCCGACCAGTTTCTCCAGAATCTGATCGCCGGGCATCTCCAGGCTGAACATCAGCGCGGGCTTGTTCTCGCGAACGGCGCAGTTAATCGCCATCTGGCTGTAAAGCGTGGTTTTGCCCATCTTCGGGCGCGCGCCGATGACGAACAGGGAACCTTTGACGAGGCCTTTTGGCGCCAGCATCCGATCCAGTGACGGAATGCCTGAGCTGAGTCCGCGCTGCTCGCCTGACAGGTCGAAGCGTTTTTCCAGATCTGATACCCATCCATCCATGACATCACCGAATGAGCGAAGCCCGCGGCGGCTGCCGGTTTTAGAGTGATCGGCAAGCTGGGTAAAAATTGCCTGAATGGCCTCGTACTTCTGCGTTGCGTTCATGCCGTTGCGGGCGTAGAGCAACTCAGTGGCTTCGGTCATGCGCTGAATGCCGTAGCGCTCCATGGCAGCTTCACGAACAGACATGGCATAGGCCACGATGTTTGCTGCGCTCGGTGTGTTCTTGGCGATCTCTGCCAGGTAGGCAAACCCGCCAACCTGCGCCGTCAGACCTTTGCTTTCCAGTACGTCGAAAAGTGTCAGGCCATCTACCGGCTTGCCGTCGCGGAACATCTCGCGCATCTCAGCAAACAGCACCTGGTGACCGCGGAGGTAGAACGATTCCGGCTTCAGGATGGAAAGCACCTTCTGCACTCGCTCGCTGCTGTCGTCGTCCAGCAGAAGACCGCCGATGACGCTCTGCTCCGCTTCGAGGTTGTGAGGTACGGTCATGATTTCAGAGATCATCACAGGCCCCCTCGCGCGTCTTCACGTAAACGTCAACGTTCAGGAAGTATTCAAGCGACTTGCGGCGCCATGTGCGGCCGGTTCGGTTGTCCGGGCGGTTCTCCAGCATCCAGCGGCAGTTGGTGGCGATGTAGTTCAGGTAAGCTTCCCAGTCTGTCAGCGTGAACCCCGCGCCGCCGAGCTGGCGGTTAGCTGTACCGGCTTTTTTCCAGAAGTTGCGGATCAGATTGCGACGCTTGTCAGTCAGGACTCGTATGCCCTGGGCTTCAGGCAGTACACGGTGATAAACCTCAACCACCTGCTCACAGCTGAGAGCCGATTTTTTCTTGTCCTGATTTTCTGTCGCTGATGCACTCTCTCTTACGTTAGTAAGAGAGTTATTAATAACTTCTTTATCTGTGGTAATTTGCTGGTAATCTGCTGGTACACTCTCCGCTACAGGCTGCGCCACATCTGGCTTTGCGATAGTAATCTGCTGGTAATCTGCTGGTACAGAATTTGACTGATAATCGTCATATTTCACGATGGTAAAAACAGAGAATTTACCGTGTGAAACCCAGCTCACCATCCCCAGCTTCTGGAACTTTCTCAGCAGGTACTGAACACGATCTGCTTTCAGGCCGGTCTCAAATGCCAGGGCGTTTCGACCACTGAGCAACTGACCCCGGTTAACCAGCATTTCGCCGATATCGGTGAGAACAGACTCAGGAGCATGCTTGGCTTTAAGGATGAGATGCACCCACAAGTGTGACGCCTCCGCGTCCTTGTAGAACGGGACATCCATGATTTTACGGTGCAGCAAGGCAAACCCCTTACCGCCTTCTGTACGCGGTTGATGGAGCCTTCTGGCCTCTCTGGCTTCGGCTAAGTTAGATACGTTACCCACGGCCAGCCTCCTTGCGTTTGTGTTCTTCCAGGATGGCGCGCAGCCTGGCGATCACTACAGGACTCACCGTCTTGGCGAATCTGGCCCGGGTGATATTTTTGTGTTCGTTTGGTGTGTTCACGCTTCCTCCCAGCCACTGTCACGCAGCAGAGCTTTTTGCTCACCGATGATTGCCATAACCTCTTCGAGCGCCGTAGCGGGCACTATGAGGCGGTTATTTTCGATTTCTGCATCTGCCAGCAACTCGGCGAGGCGACGGGCGCGTGCCGGGGATAACTGTGGGATGGCAGCGCTGCGGGTGAGCTTGTTCTTACCGGCGGCTTTGGCCTTGTCGAGTTGGCGGGTTGCCACTGTGGCCGCATGAGCGCCGTGCTCGCGGGTCAGCGCAACGGCTGTGGTAGCCGAGACATCACCGGACTTCACCATGTCGATTAGCTCATCGTCGCACGACAGCAGTTGGAGGTGGTGATCAACGTCGCCGACAGAGCGCTTAACCATCTTCGCGATTTCAGCCGGGGTGCGGCCCTGATTCAGCAGGCGCTGATATGCCGCCGCGCGCTCCAGCGGAGACAGCGCTTTGCCCTGGCTGCTGGTAATCATGAAGGCGATGCGATCAGCCTCTGAGCCGACAAAGTCTTTGCACTCGATGCGCAAGACTTCAGTACCGGCGGCAGTGGCAGCAATCGCCCCGTAATAGCGGTGGTGACCGTCGATGATTTTGACGCCCTGCTCTGTCACCTGAACGGCCAGCGGCGGCACAAACTCACCAGCGATAAACGCATCGCGGAACTCTTCGACGTGCTGCTCGTCGATTTCGCGGACGTTAAAGCCCGGCTCGACGTAGATTTCTGACAGCGGGACAAGAAACGTCTTTTTCACCGTGGTTTCGGTGCCGTTCTTGTCTTTTTGCTTGTAAAGCTGGGATAGTGAACTCATAATTATTCCTGTGAATTGATCCAGTTAATTCGCTTAGAAGGCCGTTGGTGTTCGCGCACCGCGGCTTTCGCCATTTTTGTAACTCTCATGCCTCGAAGTCCCCTTTCACCCCTTCACGGTTAGAAATCAGGATTGCCAGCAAAAGCGACATGTTCGGCACCAGGTTTTCGCGCCACCGACTCACGGTCGATTTGTTGACGCCAAGCAGCTCTGCAATGCGCGTTGCGCCCAGCTCTGCGATCTGGCTGTGTAACCAGCTCTCTATCCGCCGCGCCTCCGCTTTGTTGCGTGTTGTTGAACTTTCCATTTGAGATACTTCCTTCGTGATTAGTTGATTCGGCTGACGTATCAGCCGGTTTAAATTTGAGTTTTGATTGTTAAAGAGCGGTGGTGTTAATGAGCTTTTGCGTCGTTATCACCGAATAACAGCCATTCCGGGTCGCACTTGAGTGCGCGAGCCAGCTCAACCAAATAACGTGGACGCTTAGTTGTCCCTGCCTCGATGGCCTGGAGAGATTGCTGCTTCATCCCAGCAAGTGCGGCCAGCTGAGACTGAGACATATTCATCTCTTCACGTTTTTGCTTGAGGCGCTGAGAAATTGTTTCCATATCACCTCCACAGTTTTATCTGTATTTTGAGACAGTTATTTCTGTTTGTCAATAACAGTTTTAACTGTGACTATCAAGGCATACAGAGAGAGGAATTCATGAGCCTTGCAGATCGCGTCAAACAAAAGAGAATTGAACTGGGGCTTACTCAAACAGAAGCCGCTGAAAAAGCAGGAATACGCCAGCAGTCCTGGCAAAGCATCGAGGACGGTAAAACGCTTAAACCCAGGAATATAATTGGCATAGCAAAGGCGTTGCGATGTGATGCTGACTGGTTGATGAATGGCGGTGCATTCATGCCTATGGCAGAAGTGAACAGCAGGAGAGTTCCATTGATAAGCTATGTGCAAGCAGGAGCGCTTGCTGAAAAGAATCCTATCGAAGCATTTGATGGCAGCCTTGAGTACGTTCTGACAGATCTTGATTTGTCAGAATACAGCTTCGCTCTGCGCATTGAGGGTGACTCAATGGAGCCAGACTTCAAAGCCGGGGATGTGATTATTGTCGACCCGGAAGTTGAACCAGTGCCCGGTGAGTTTGTTGTGGCCAAGAACGGTGGCGACCAGGCGACATTCAAAAAGTACCGGCCAACTTATACAGACGCCAGCGGGCGTCAGCACTTTGAGTTGGTTCCGCTTAACAACGACTATCCTGTGATTAACAGTGATCACCAGCCGCTGACTATCCTCGGCGTCATGATTGAACATCGTATTTACCGCAGAAAGCGCTAACCCTCCCCTAGCTCCTATCAAATAACCGGCTATCGCCGGTTTTTTTTCGTCTCGATGAAAATTAATTACCTTCCAATACAGATACGTATGTTTATATGTGGATAAATTACAGTTTTGTCTGTTGACGGTAATACAGTTTTATCTGTATCTTTAACCCATCGCGACAATACAGCGATGCGGCCACCGGAATTTAAGCCGCGGCAGACATGAGTCAGCCTGCACATTAAAAATTAAATTAAGCAACGAATCACCCGGATCGCTCCTGGCAAATCGAACAGAGCGCCCAATGGGATTGAGGCAGGTGTGTAACGCGTGGCGGGTATAGCACACGAAGAGGATGAAGGTCCGGTTATGGTTGGTTGCTCAGTCGCCCTGAACATCGGGGCAGTAGTACCAAATCAGGAATGCTTTGGGATTGGATGAATGCGCAGGCTGATGCGCTATCAAAATGCGGCGAGGCCAGTACGTAAAACCGTGCCGCTTCGCACCTATGCCGGAGACCAGCACCGGCCATCCAATCACCAAAGCATTTCTCCCGCATCAGCGGGTATCCAATACACAGGCGGCCATCCACCGCCTTTTTTTATGCGCAAAGGTTAATAGCTCTGACGCCGGGAAAGTCCGGGAGGAAATTATGCAGAAACAAACAGGCGGTACAGCATTTCCGCTGCCTTTAGGCAGCGAGACGGTTGAGGGATGTGCGGGCATGACGCTGCGTGACTACTTCGCGGCTAAGGCCATGCAGTCAACTTTATCGGATCCGGCATGCTTAGGATGGGATGCTGCTTATCATGCAAAGAATGCTTATAAGGTCGCCGACGCCATGCTCCGCACCCGGGAGGCGTCATGACATCTCAAATCGTCACTCACAAAGGCACGCAGTACTCAGTACGCAAGCTTGCCGATGGTCAAACATGGCGCCTGTCCGAAGTTGGTTGCCCGCGTAACAGCTTTCCAATGAGCCGCAAGCACATGATTCTTGCTGGCTTCGGTCATGTAGAGGGGGTCAAGCAATGATCGCTCATTACGGCACTACCCCACTCATCCGCCAGTGTCTTAAGCCTGGCATGATGGCCATCTTCGGCGGTCGCACCTACCGCGTATCTGCAGTCATTCACCAGCGCTGCTGGGTCTACCTGCACACCGACGCCGAAGTCCTTCGCATTAACGACTGCGTTATCGACGTGTTGCTCGATGGTCACGGCAACCCTCTTACCCATTAAGGACATTGTCATGGATACTAAATTTCTTTCTGACGGCCGCAAAGTCGTTGTAGTTGGTGCGCTGAATAATCAGGAAACGATCGTCCAGGAAGTTTTTGTCACGCAGCAGGGTGATGAAATCCCCGGTGGCGAGCGCTTTGTGGTGAAGAGCCTTCATGACCAGCCAGTTGAAACATGGTCGTCTCGTGAAAAAGCAAAACAAGAAAAAGCACTTTCTGATGCGAAGTTGAAAATTGAAAAGATCAACTCGGAAATTAGAAACCTACAGAACACATTAAGCTTCTGGAGAGAAATGGTTAAGCAGGTCAAGGCTTTTTCAGATCATATCAATGATGCTGATCTGGACCATTTCGCTGATGTAATGACCGGGCAGGTCAAATTTGCGATTCGTCGTGATTACGGTGTGCCGTCTATTGAAAGATTTGAAGATTTTATGTCTTCAATTGACAACTACTATGGGCGTAAAGATTTCGAAGGTATCAAGTGCTTATCTCTTTTGGGTAGCACTAATGGAGATATCGCTTTACGAGTAAATCGCTATTCAGATGGCAGTGGGGGAAGCGATACAGTTGAGTTCTATAAGACCATTGAAGAAGCCAGACAGTGTGTTAAGCGCATTGCCCTGGAAAAACTCAATGGTAACGGCCTAAGCATTGATGATGTCAAAAAGTGCCGCAAGATGGGTATTGTTTTCAGCAGGGATGAGTTACAAAAAATCAAAGACCGCCTCTTCTCTGCATCGGAAAAGAATCTCGCCCACTATCAAGAGAACTTCGATAAGCAAGTTGCTCAGATAAATGATGGCAAGCTGGCTATAGAGAAAATGCTTAACGAAGCCATCAACTAGTCAGGCACGTATTTTCAGATCCCTCGGCAAATATCACTTAACTAATCAACTGCTGCCTGTTACCAGAGGGCGGGTTCTGTACAACCAAATTTCAGGAGATGCCATGAGCGAAGTAACGGATTTAGCTGTTATCGAAATTAAACCGGACATGGCTCCGGCGCTTTATGTCCCGAACGGGCTTGATTCTTATCTCGACCAGATCCGACAGGCGGTCAGTGAAGTGCCTGACCTTAGCACCAAAAAAGGCCGTGACCGTGTCGCCTCACTGGCGGCGCAGGTATCTCGCAGCAAGACGGCAATTGAGAAGCCGGGGCGTGAATACCTGAAACGGCTGAAAGAGGCTGTGCGCCCCGCTGAGGCTGAGATAAAGCGTTTCGTTGATGCCTGTGACGAGCTGCGCGATGCGACCCGCCGCCCACTCACCGAATGGGAAGCCGAGCAGGAGCGCCTCAAGGCAGAGGAAGCCATGAACGCGCTGCACGTCGAAGCGCTGGAAATGAACGCCAAGTTTGATCAGGAACTCGCTGCCAGGTTCGAAGCGGATCATGAATTAGCCTTGCTTGAAAATTACAAATTTGACCGGGAACGGGAAGAGCAGCGCCGCCAGGCCGAACAGGCACAGCGTGATCGTGATGAGCAGCTGCAACTCGAAGCCGCCGAGAAGGCACAGCGCGAAGCAGAAGAGCGCCACCGTGCAGAGATTGAAGCGGCAGCCCGCCGGGAAGCTGAAGAGAAAGCCCGCGCAGAAGCCGCCGAGCGCCAGCGCATTGAAGCCGAACAGCGTGCGCAACGCGAAGCCGAAGAGGCCCGCCTGCGCGCTGAACGTGAAAAGCAGGCCGCTATCGCAGCCGAGCAGCGCAAAGCACAGGAAGAAGCCGCTCGCATCAAGCGCGAGGCCGAAGCCAAAGAAGCTGCGCGCCTGGCTGAAGAGCAGCGCATCGCAGACGAGACAGCGAAACGCGAAGCCGACGTTAAGCACCGTAAAGCTGTCGGTACCGAAATCGTTAACGCTCTTCTGGCGAACACTTCACTCACCCGCGAACAGGCCATTGAAGTGCTGACGGCATTGAAAGACGGCCTGGTACCGCGCGCAAAAATCCACTACTGAGGTGCCAATGAAACATCCATTTCAGCAGCCCCGGCTGCCACGAACAAAGCCAACGATGCTGGCAAGTCACCGCTCCCTGATTATCGAAGCCCGGGAATCACGCCTTCTCGGATGGCGCCGCGAGGCAGCCTATTACCTTCGCAGCGCAGCCATTGAGCGCAAATGCATATCCATGAAGGAGCAGGCCAAATGAGCGCAGTCGAACGTTGGGATGATGAAGCTTTTGCCCGCCTGATGTGTGATGTGATCGCAACGCCACCAGATGAAAGTGAGCAACCCGTTAACCTGGCTGCTGAGCGCGAAAATCCGGCAATCAGCTGGCAGGAATTTGCAGGAGATTTCCAGTGAGCGAAAAGAAAGTTTATGCAGCCATCAGTGCTGTCGCCAGGGAAATGGCGACTGTCGGCATAAGCAAGTATCGCGTCAACCAGCAACAGCAGTTCGCCTTTCGCGGCATTGACCAGGTGTATAACGCCCTGGCGCCAATGCTCGCTAAGCACGGCCTGGTGATACTTCCGAGAATCACTGAACGCACCGTTACCGAGCGCACCACGCAGCGCGGCGGCGTGCTGTTTTATGTTGTCGTCAGGGCTGAGTTTGATTTTGTGAGCACTGAAGATGGCAGCCTGCACACAGTGATCACCTACGGCGAAGCAATGGACAGCGGTGATAAGGCAACCAATAAAGCGATGTCGATCGCTTACAAATATGCCGCATTCCAGACCTTCTGTATCCCCACCGAACAAACAGCAGTAGATGCAGATAGCGAGGTGCATGAAGTCTCGCCGCAGTCGGCAGAAGAAGCGCTGCGTGAGTTTGCTGATAAAGCCGCTCTTTGCCAGTCAGTAAAAGAGCTTCAGGTCGCCTACAAAGAGGCGTGGGCGAGATTTGGTGGCTCTAAGGATCATGAAGAGCGCGCCACTGAAACCTACAAAACACGCGGTAAAGAGCTGAAGACTCAGGCAGCTTAGCGGAGGAAGAATGACTCCAGAGCAGATTTTGTCGACCCTCCGCAAAGATACTCGCAACCACATCACCGAATTTCACCGTTCGCAAACAGCCCGCAGCGCGCTGGCGCATACCGGCGGCATCACACTGAACTACCACGAACCCTATTACGAGGGGTGGGCTCCTGCGCTTGAGATGCAGGAAACGTTTATTGGCGCTGCGCAGTTATCGCAGGTAATGCCCTATCTCGTAGCGGAACCATGGGGTAGCGGAAGTATCGGTGGGGTGATTTATCGGCTTAAGGAGATCGTTCCATGAAGCACGCACACGACAATATCCGGGTAGGCAAAATCACTCTCGTCTACTCAGTAATGCAAAGAGGCTGGGTATATCCCGGCCTCTCTCCTGTCAGGAACCCATTTAAAGCGCAGCGACTGGCTGAAGAGTTGAATAAGCGGGAGAGCCTATGACCGGAAAATATTCGCTCATCTACGCCGATCCCCCCTGGTCTTACGGCAACACCATCAGCAACGGCGCCGCAACCGATCACTACTCCACCATGAAGTTAATCGACATTAAGCGTCTTCCGGTGTGGGAGCTTGCAGCAGAAAACGCGGTGCTGGCGATGTGGTACACCGGCACACATAACCAAGAGGCAATGGAGTTGGCCGAAGCGTGGGGCTTTACTGTACGCACTATGAAAGGCTTCACCTGGGTGAAGCTGAACCAAAACGCTGAGCTGCGCATCAACAAAGCGCTCGCTGAGGGCGACATTGCCGACTTTTACGACTTCCTCGATTTACTGAACGCCGAGACGCGCATGAACGGAGGCAACCACACCCGGGCAAATACCGAAGATCTGCTGATTGCAACCCGCGGCGCCGGGCTGGAGCGAAAGCACGCCGGGATTAAGCAGGTGGTATACAGCCCGCTCGGCGCGCACAGCGAAAAACCGTGGGAAGTTCGCCACCGGCTGGAGTTGCTTTACGGTGATGTGCCACGCATTGAGCTATTTAGCCGCACTGCGGTCCCAGGCTGGCATCACTGGGGGAACCAGTGCACCACTGCCGCGGTTGAGTTGCTGCCCGGCTGCGCCATCGACGTTGTGAAAACGGAGGCAGCATGATTCATTTTCACGGTGGGCCTATTACGCCGGACACATGCGCATTAAAGGCCTGGAAAGGACGTCATGCTTTCATCAGTTTCGCTAACCCCGGTCAGTTAGCTTTAGCCAGCGAAGTAACTCAGTCTTTCGCGCTTGATAATGGAGCTTTCAGCTTCTGGACGAAAAACCGAGTGGTTAACTGGAATGACTACTACGAGTTTGTTGGACGGTGGATGAATCATCCCCGCTTTGCGTTTGCCGTCATTCCTGACGTGATCGGCGGAACGAGTGAAGAGAACGATGCGCTTATCGCTGAATGGCCGCACGGTAGCGTTGTCGGCGCGCCGGTATGGCACATGAGCGAACCCGATGAACGCTTTTTCAGACTGTGCCGGGAATTTCCGCGCGTATGCATCGGTAGCATGGGTGAATACGACGCGAAGCGCCCGCGCTCATGCCGGGCTAAACTACGCGACCTGATACAGCATGTTGTCGATGAAAATGGTTATCCGATAACGAAGCTTCATGGCCTGCGCATGCTGAACGCTGATATTTTTCGACACATCCCTCTCTCATCCGCTGACAGCACAAACGTAGCGCGAAACATCGGCATTGATAAGGCATGGGCTAAATCAGCCTATGCTCCAGCCAGCAAAGAAACACGCGCCGCAATCCTTGTTGAACGAATTGAGTCTTACAACTCAGCGAGCTCTCTCAATTACGACAAAGAACGTGACCGTTTCACACCTCAGTTGGCTCTGGAGGTTTGACATAAATGACACCAGAAATCGAAAACGCCATCCGCGCGCAGGGACGTAAATGCGTGGACGAAATCCGCCAGGCAATGAAAGCCCGGCCAAATCCGAAATGGAATTCAGTGGTGCCGCCGATCCTCAAAAAGCATCACGCAAAGATAGAGCTGATGGGCGTCAGCCTTGTGGCATTCGTTAGCAGAATTGGGCGGATGACAGGCCGCTATGGAGTGGAATCGTGAAAACAGAAAAAATCGTAATGATGGACAGTGAAGAAGCGGCCAGCATCCAGACTTTAACCGGCTGGGTTGATAGACATGGGCGATTTTGGGGAAGCGATGAGCACCAGGCGCGTTGGTGCGGGGCCACTCATCGCAAGTGCAAAAACAAACCTGATGAGCACCCTATTCATAGCACTCATGGCTATTGCGAAGAATGCCACCGCGAAAGCCGCCAGGCGAAGTTCGCTACCTTCGAGCGCGCGATATGGGCCGGAGAGCCGCTCGTTATCTTTGATGATGACCAGTACTTTTTCGACGCTGAATCGCTGGCCGACTATTGCTATGAGCACTCCCTGCTGCCGAGCGAGTTGCAGTTAATGATCTGCGATCCTAACTACCCGCCAGAGTTCGACCTGGAACAGCACTGCGAAGAGATCATGCCTGATGGTGATGACTATTCCTGCTTGCCGCAAGCTGTGCGTGATGCTGCTGAGGCGTTGAACAAGGCTTTCAAGGAAAGCGCGCCGGTATCGTGGAGCAGCAGCGACCGTGTGGCTATCGTCTCAGACGACATGCTCAACGATGAGAAGAAGGCAGAAATCATGGCTGAGCGTGCCGTATGAAAGAACGTCCAATGATTTTCAACGCTGAGATGGTGCGCGCCATTCTCGACGGCCGGAAGACGCAGACGCGACGGATTATGAAGGTGCAGCCGGAAAATGTAGATCTTGGCCTTCGCCGAATTACTGATTCGTCGGTGGCTAAGGAAGTGGGCATGTATTTCTGGTGCCTGGCAGACGCATGTGGTGTAAAGCATCGCTCAAACCTTTTTTCGTGCCCTTTCGGTGAGGTCGGTGATCGCATCTGGGTGCGCGAGGCATGGGCGCGCTACAACATCGACCAGGATAGCCACGATATAGCTTACCGCGCTACAACGCCGGAAGACTGGCCGGAAGAAGGCCGCTGGCGTCCATCAATCCACATGCCGCGCTGGGCCAGCCGCATCATGCTGGAGATTACCGGGGTGCGCGTGGAGCGGCTAAACAATACCAGCCACGAAGATGCAGAGCGCGAGGGTATTCACACTGAGGTTTGGGATCAGATGGTAGTGGCAAAAAATTACGCCGCTGAGGATGGATTTTTCCAGTTCTGGTCAGAAAGCATGCCTCACTACGTCGAAATGAATGAGTTGTATCGCTCATCATTCCAGAGCCTTTGGCAATCCATTTACGGCGCAGAAAACTGGCAGGCTAATCCGTGGGTGTGGGTTATCGAATTCAAGCGCATCGAAGGCGGTGCCGCATGAAAGCAAAAATCACCAGGTCGCTAAAGCGGCCTTTTTTATTGCTGGCGTTCACCTTCAACCGTATTAACCAACAGTTCCGGGAGCAGTGATTATGGCTGACATCATCGATAGCGCATCAGAGATTGAAGAGCTTCAGCGTAACGCTGCCCTTTCCGCTCACCGCATCGACCGCAGCGCGGTATCGGCGGAGCATTGCGAGGACTGCGGCGTCGACATTCCAGAAGAGCGGCGCGCGGCGGTGCCCGGATGCCAGATGTGCGCCGAGTGCCAGGGCATTTTGGAACTGAAGCATAGACAAAGTGGGGGACGGCGAGGGTAAATGCTATCTCGAATATTAGTTAGGTAATAACTTATTGAAAATTATGTAATATTTACACAGAAGGTCTTTCCTGAATTTTTCGTAGTGGTACATTAAATATGCGACGAAAAACTAAGCGGAGGCACTATGGGTATCGATGATCTTTACATGAATCAAGAGCGCTGGGCGCTGGAAATGCTTGGAAGATCTGGCGCTTTAACGCCTTGTACACATCATGAAGGCATTTATATCGATGAGGGCATTGAATTATCCGAGACGTACAAATATGCCATGGCTGCATATAAGAACAGCAAGGGAAAAGCGCCATTTGAAAGCACCAGCGAAATGACTGAGGCAATAAAAAGCGCTTATGAAGAACATGGAGGGAATGACGTTTGTACTTTATGCACAAGTCATGCAGATGATTAGCAATATGACTCAATAACAAGCCTCGCAGACGCGGGGCTTCTTTTTGCCTGGAGTAAACCATGAGTGAAGCGATCCAACTGGTGCCAAATAAATGGGTATCGGAAGAAGTGCTGATGGCGATCACTGGCCTGACCAAAAACGCTATCAAGTCTGCGCGTGAGAAGTCCTGGATGGAAGGTCGAGAGTACCGGCACTACTCCGGCGACTGCCAGCCGAAGGACAACTCCCCTATCCTCTACAACCGCCACGAAGTCGATAACTGGGTCGAACGTCAGCGCCCGGCGATCCCCCGTCAAAAATCTGCTTAAATAGCCCCTCTTTCATAACAGAGGAAGAAGCATGTCTAAATATCCAACCGGGGTCGAGAACCACGGGGGCACACTGCGCCTGTGGTTTATCTACCAGGGTGAGCGGGTACGAGAGAGCCTAGGCGTACCTGACACACCCAAGAACAGGAAACTAGCTGGGGAGTTAAGGACGTCGATCTGCTATGCGATCAGGACCGGCACCTTTGATTACTCAGCGCAGTTTCCAAACTCTCCGCGAGCTGAAGTTAATGATGATCACAAACTCAAGGTGACGATTGCAGAGCTCGCAGCTAAATGGCTTTCATTGAAGGAGACGGTGTTATCCCGTAACACGCTAATGCGTTACACATCCTATATAAAGATGTGTTTGCTCATTCTTGATGATACTAAGCCAGTCTCTTCACTCACGCATGAGAATCTATTGTCTTTGCGGCATGAGCTCCTGACTGGCTATCAGCTCGTTGGAAAAACACTTCAGCGCTCTCATAAAAAAGGCCGCACCGTGAGAACGGTGAATGCCTACATGTCGGTCATGATTGAAATGCTGAAGTTTGCTGAGAGAAATAATTATACCCGCGGGTCGGTTATCTCAGACCTAAGGCCGCTGAGAAAATCGAAGGCAGAACCGGATCCATTAACTAAGGATGAATTCATTCGTTTGTTAGATGCAACCACGCATGAGCAAATCCGGAACCTCTGGATTCTGGCAGTAAGTACGGGAATGAGACATGGTGAGCTGTGCGCTTTAGCGTGGGAGGACATCGATACTGTCAACTGGACGGTAAGAATCAATCGCAATCTGGCAATCTCTGATCACTTTACACCACCCAAAACAGAAAGTGGCATCAGGACCGTAAATCTCACCACGCCAGCCATAAAGGCACTCAAAAGTCAGATGCAATTAACACGTATGCAGACGCAGCGTGAGGTAATTGTTAACCTGCGCGAGTACGGTAAAAAGCGAAAAGATCTCTGCACCTTTGTTTTTAATCCGTCTGTTTCTGCAAGGCATCAGACAAAAAGCTTCTGTTACATCCCGGGTTCATTGGCTGCGTCATGGAATAATCTTCTGAAGCGTGCCGGAATCCGTCACCGCAAAGCATATGAGTCACGCCATACTTTTGCATGCTGGGCTTTAAGCGCCGGAGCTAATCCGAGCTTTATTGCAAACCAGATGGGGCATACAAATGCACAAATGGTTTTTACTGTGTATGGAAAGTGGATGTCCGAACATGACGTTGATCAGATCGCTTTGCTTAATACAAATTTTGACTTCAGTACCCCACCCATGCCCCACAAGAAAGTGGCTGGAATATAA